TCGAACTTTCCCAGCCAGTTCTAGCGACTGCTTGGTTCATTATTTTTGAACCGTAAACAAGTTACTATAGGGCATTATTTCGATAATAGAACCAATAGCAACAAAGGTTGTGCCAATTGGTTCTACTTCCAACGAATCGTTAGGTGTTCCTTTAACGAACTCATAGAAACGACCCGTATCAGGTATCCAGGCAGCGTCTTCCAGGTGAATAAAGTCACCCGTTATGTTTATTGCTCGACCCGTGAAGTAGTGGGTGACAGTTCTAATAAAGACAATTCCACCGACTAAATCGTCAAGTGCGTTGTACTTAATAGCCTCTTTCTTAAGCAGGTGCTTAACTTTCTCGTATTCTTCTTTTGTTAGTTTGTATTCTGTTGCCATAATTTCCTTTTCTAGTTAATTTATTTCCAGCTCATTACTATTATTGTCACCACCAACACCCCTATCAGCAGACAAGACGCTAGAAAGACTGCTCCGAGGAGGATTTTGAGATTGTCGTCAGGCATTAGCCGATCTCCTTGATCACATTCTTAAGTTTGAGCGCTGCCTTGAAGCCCTGGAACGCTTTAACTGTGTTTACTTCGTGGACGGCAAACTCTCCAGTGTCCTTGTTGAAGTGGAGTATCGCCGCCTTACTATACTTATAGCCATACTCTTCCTTAAAGGCGTGGTGGTAGGCCGATACCTGCAGGTGAGCCTCTGGATATACCCCTTTGCTCGTCTTGTAGTCCAGGACAGTCTCGACTCCATCGACAGTAGCAAAGACATCACACGTACCGACATACTTATACTGCTTGGAGTAGACGACAAACTCAGTGTCACTGAACTCGACATTATGAACTCTGACCCACTCCAAGAAAGCGTTGATCCCGTTAAAGGCCTGTTGAGGGTAGAGCTCATCATTCAGACGGGGCAACTGTGTCCCGTTGATTTTGGCCTTAGCAAACTCCATCGCATAGTCATGAACCAGAGTACCGATGTCGGCCGCTTCGGTCTTTTTGATAGCATATTGGTGGGCGGCTTCTTTAACAAGGGCTTTAATACTATCTGAATCCACATCTTTCCAAACCCGGACATTCAGAGGCCACTTATCGTCCATATACTCATTCGTCAACCGTTCCGCCCAGCCCAGCAAGACCTGGCTTTTGTCTATTATCCCGGTAATACCAGTAACTGATGGGATATTCACACCATTAATCTTGTATTGGTGACTGTTCGGGTAGAAGTCTATTTCGACCGTGCCGTTGTAAAGTTTTACTTTCTCGATCTCAGTTTTAGCCATTCAACACCTCCTTCGCCTCTTCTGCGCTTATGGTCTCCTCTTGTTGACCCTTCCTGGATTCGATAACTTCCTTAGCATTAGATGCCCCGATAGATTTAGGCTCTTCATAACCAGCTTCCTCAGTGAAGAAAGGGTTCTTCTTTTGAATATCAGCTTGACCTTGGAGATACTCAATGAAGGTCCCGGCTTGATCTTTAGTCATCTGCTTGAAGCTCTCAATGTCAAAGTCTTTCTTGATAATAATGTGAAGCTCGTCGTTTGAGCTATGAGCCTCTTTGGCTAGCGCAAATATCTTGCGCTTCTGGGGCTCGGTCATGAGAGCTTCGCCCTGCTCATTCTCGTTCGCTTTTTCCAGTTGGTCAACTTTATTATTAAGGCTGTCAGTATTGATCGCAGAAGATGTCGGAGTTGTTGCGTTGGTGGCGGTCTTCTTTTTGTGCGCGTCACTATCTTCGTCACCCGTTAAGATACCAAAGGCATTACAGAAAGCGTAACGCTTAGCAAAAGTCATGGCGGCGGCCACTACCTGCGTATCGCTCATCAGGCGAGTTTTAGTACCTAACGGTACCTCAACGCTGGAGGACTCGGAATGACCGGCGATGTGCTTGGCAACACAGGTGATCTTAACCTTATTATCTCCAGTTTCGGTTTGGATGGCATAGCTGAATCCGTGCTCTTTAAGCAAACCCTTAACCTGACTAATTATCGAATCGAGCGTAGCGTACTTGTAAGACCCCTCAACACTTCTATTCTTAGCTATCACCGGACAATCATTCTGAAACTCGGCCATATCAGCATTGAACGCTTCTTTAGCAATCTTAGCGTCCATGCGCTCTTTCATAGCCAGAAGCTTCTCTAAGCTTTCGACAGACGTACCACTTTGGATCGCCATAGCAATCAGATCCTCCGTTGATCTTGGAGCTGGAGCACGTTTCTCTATAGAAACTGGCGGCTCACCATCGTAGGGAACAACTTCTTTCTTATTCATTAACATCCGTAAAACCGTTATTTACCGCCCACTCTGATAGTTCATCCTCAGAGAATACCTCTTCAGGTAGTAAGGTCTTTCTTATATAAGCGACTATTTCGTCATCGTTTTTGAATTCCATTAATCCTCCTTTTATTTAATTTTAGTACTAGTTGACTAAGTGTCAATGTCTCTATCTTCCCAATTCGAGAGTTATCTTCATTTCTTTTCAGTTCCCTTGAATAATTTGTCCCAAACCTTAACAATGTCGTCCCAGTTGAGTTCTTCGGTGACGTACTTATAGGCAGCTTCAACCACTTTATCTATGTTTTCCAGTGGTTTAATTGTCGGATCTTTAATAGCTATTTTCATTCCAATTGCCATATCTGAAGGATCAATTTTTGGTCTTGTTATATTACGGTCAGTCATTCCCCAGTTAACAGTGTGGCTACATGGAATAGAAACTAATCTATTTCCAAAATCGCCAATCTCAGTAATCGAAGTATTGTCCGGTGCCACTACCGGCGTTTTAGTAGCCATTGCTTCGGTAATACTTAAGCCCCAACCCTCGCCTAGAGTCGTAGTTACAACCATGTCGGAAGCGTTGTAGAGCGCGTTCATAATCTCTACGCCAACGCCCTTATCTCCTAAGTTGTGAGGGAAAAGAACGTCATCAGGAACCTTAAGACCAAGATCTTCGCATAGCACACGAATATCCCAACCATCATAACTCCCCGGTTGAGTGTGCAGGAAGAGTTTTGACTGAGGATATTTCTCTTTGAATATCTTGAAAGCTTGTAAGGTAGTTGGTAGGTCTTTACGGCGCTGGTTCTTGTTGATGTTAGTGATTAGGATCTTTCCCTTAGCATAGATGTCGTGGGCTTTCTGACGATCTTCGTCGCTATATGGGAAAAACTGTGTTAAGTCAATTCCATGAGGGATCACTTGGATAGGCTTACTAGTATGTCTCTCGGTTTCCTTTTTGCCGAACTGTGTATAAGCAACTAAAGTGTCAACGTGATCAAGACCATCAAGTACCCAGTGAGCACGCATAGTACAGTCAACCGGGTAGTAATGAACCCAGTTGAAGATCTTCATCTTATTTTTACGCAGACTCTTCTGGATCAGCTTAATACCCTTGCCAAAAGAGATTGGCTTACCCTCGTCTTCGCTAACCGGATCAGACAGTACCCACGGATCTTGGATAGAGAATAGGACATCAAACTCGCCGTTTTTAAGTAGATCACAGACACGGCGGCGGCCGAGCTGATCACGGTAGCTTGGCTCTGGATGAGATAGTTGACTCGCCGGGTAGATAACAATCGGCCAGTTATGAGGTTCTCCGTTATAGTTAGTACCAACGACCACGATATTGTAGTCTCCTGTAGCGATCAGGCGCTTGATTATATTCTCCGACACTTGGGCGAAGCCAGTCTGGCAGTTGAAATCGAGCCAAGCTAATAAGTTAATCTTTTGTTTTTCTTCTGGTTTTTCCATTATTTTCCTCCTATTATTATGGTTAATCGTCTTACTAATTCTTCTTCAGCGGCGCTAATATCAGTAGTGGAATAGCCGCGTGGATCATAAGCACATTCGGATAGTCTCGCAAGCAAGAGATGGATCGCCTCATGCTTAGCTGTTTGTCTGACTAACTCTTCATCATCCCTATTACCTTTGTTAAACCTAACCTCAGCAGTATAACTCTCGCAATCAGTCTTAATATCAGCCTTGGATTCCTTTAGTGGCGCAATAGAAAAATCTATACGCCAATAAATCAAGCCAAAGTATTTTTGCCATAAGATAAACTCTTCTTTGAATATCTCAAAAGATTTTTTAATATCTCTCATTCTTCCCACCATCTACCAGACCCATCATCTTTTTTTTCATAAAAGTCTTTCATCCTTGGCATGAGCACAACTATTATTTTATTTTTAGCCGCGCTGATCATGGATACGAAAAAGTCGTCTTTACAACTAAATTCGTCTACTGAAGTGGTTATGCCGTCGACGCCATGGGTCTTAGCGTACTTGATACCCAATAAGAAAGCTCCGGGAATAGTACCTTTCATTGACCTAGAATTTCACATTTATCTGTCGTCTCTTCACCAGGTAAACCACCCCAAATATCTTTGTAGATCTCCGAACTATACTTAGAGTTGATTCGGTTACGCTCGGCCATAATCGGATCGGATTTAAGGCTGTTTGAGCCGATATGTTCAATTAGATCATCTCGATCAGTCTCAAATATCTTCCAACCCTTAAGACCAACCATTCGGTAGTAGTGCAAATCAACGTAATACATCGGAAATAGGTAGGTGTCCCACCAGATATTATCTTCAATGTAAGGCGCAACGTTACCCATCGCCAATACCCCGGTTGAACCTTTAGCGGTGATCGTTACCCACTTCTGATCTTTAACCTCTTCATACTTATCAAGTAACGCGTCAATCGCACCCGGATTCATAACCGCGTCATCGTGCATTGCTATTGAGAATAACATACCCTTTTCGATAGTCTGACGCATGATATAGTTTGCGAGTTGTGCCATTGTGAAGCGGACTGGCGTATTGTAGATAGCAGTAGTCTCACCAATATAGTTATTCCACGGTTTACCCGTATTGTTGATCACTGTTATATTTAACTTAAAACGATCAGACTTTTCGTGACCGACGACAGATTTAACGGCATTGATTAAGTGCTCAGACTCGTAACCACACGTGATATAGAAGTCGATTTTATACATCTTTTTTCTTCTTTTGTTGATCATCAATGATCCTCTCAATCTTGCCCATTGCGATCTGAAATACTTGGCTAGCTCGTTGCACGCTACAACCGTGGTGCTCAGCAATCTCAGAAAAGAAGTACGGGCGCTTAATAGTCTGCTGGATCAACCGACCAAAAACCACTTCGGTTTGAAAGACAGTTAGTTTGGCTTTTTTACATAGCTCGAGTAGCTCATCTTCATTCATTTACTTTTCCTCCTTAACTACTATTGCTGCGCCAGCGGTGAGTAGCTGTGAAGCCACTGCCGAGGCGTTTGACAGGGCGCTACGTACGACCTTGACTGGATCGATGATACCTAGATCGATCATATTGCCAAACTCGCCTGTAGCGACATTTTGACCATAAAGGTTACTGTCATCTTTGCTCATTAGGGTAGTTAAAGTCTCAATATCTTGACCGGAATTCTCTAGGATTAGGCTGAGTGGCTCAATGCAAGCGCCATAGACGACGTCCCCTCCAACGCTTTGATCTCTGTCTAGTACATTAACAGCGTTGTAGAGCGCTACACCTCCCCCGGCGACAATTCCCTCGGCAATAGCGGCTTTAGTGGCTTCAATGGCGTCCTCGACACGTAACTTGCGCTCGCGCGACTCTGTTTCGGTCGTACCACCGACTCTGATAATACCCATGCCAGTTGTCAACTGAGCTAAGCGCTGTTGCAGTTTGTCTTGTTCATAGCCAGCAATAGCGTTTTTCATTTGCTTACGGATGAACTCGGCGCGCTCGGCAATTTCATCAGGTTCGCCACGACCCTCAAAGATCTGAGTTTTGGCCTTACTAACCACAACCTTTCTCGCCCGGCCAAGATCGTCAATCGTTATCTTGTCCATACGATTTTTAGTTGGATCGATTAGTTGTGCAGCCGTGGCTGTAGCAATGTCCTGTAGGTGGTCATGACGTTGATCGCCGTAGGTTGGTGATTGGATAGCCGCACATTTAACAGCGTGTCCAGCGTTAACCGCCAAGATTTGCAACGCGTCATCCGTTACTTGATCAGCAATCACTAGTAGCTCGCGCACACCGTCCGGGGCGTTGTTAACGAGCATCAAAGCCTGTTGTATGTCTGAGATCGAGCGCAAAGATCCATCCACTATCAAGATATAAGGATTATACAGAGTTACTGACTGACGCTCTTCATCTTTGACAAACGAGCGCGACAGCCAACCGCGATCAAATTCCATACCCTCTGAGATGGTGTAGCTGTAATTATTCAGAGACAGATCTTGCTCGACAGCGATCACACCATCGTCACCCACCTTCTCGAGTACTTCATTGATTAATTTAGCCACTTCCTCGCTACCGGAGCTAACAGTCGCTACTTGTATGATCTCTTCCCGGGACTTTATTGGTTTGGCCATCTTGAGAAGCTCTTCAACGACCTTGCCAGTTGCTTCTTCGATCTCCTGGCGTAATTTCATGGCGTTGTAGCCTTTGTCGATCTCGGCAAAGCCAAGTTCAACGATCTTGCCAGCTAGTACCATCGACGTTGTTGTACCATCACCAGCCAGCTCCACGGTACGTATTGAAGCGTCTTTGATCATCTGTGCAGCTAGATCTTGATACTCAAACTGTAAGCGCGCCACGTTGCGAGCAATCGTTACCCCGTCATTAATTACTTCCGGGGATTGGCCGCCGGCACGTTGAGAGATGACGTTACGTCCACCAGCTCCGAGCGTTGTGCCAACCAGTTGCGCCATCTTACGCACACCCTCGCGCAATTCTTTAGTGGCTTCGTTGCCAAACAGTATGTCGTTATATAATTTACCAGGCATTTTCCCCTCCTTTGTTATGGCTCCGTAAACGCCTTTTTTATTATTTATTAATAGACTCTTAGAGAGAGAAACGATTACCAGGATAGGCCACGTTTTTTATTGACAAAACTCTCTCTCTAACAATCTACTAATCTGTTAATTTACTCTTAGTTTCCGCTTGCTCTTGCTTATATGACTGGATGAAAACGCTCCAGGAGGCGCTAGGATCGTCGCTGTCTGCGGAGGGAACCAGTAAGTTTCCGTTGGTGGTGGTGGCGGTTGGTGTAACTGTTTTATTTGCGGGTACGGTGACAGTAGTAGCGACGCAATTAGTGGCAGTGAGCGCTTTACCTTGAAAGAAAAAAATGATCGTGCTAATTGTAAGAGTACAGAAGGTTATCGCTAAAACGTCGAGGAGCAATATCATAACTCCATTCCCCATTGTTACTATGTATTTTATTTTATTCATTACAACCCGGGTCGGTAGGTTCGAGATGGTTTACGGCTACCTCGAACCCCCGTAACTCTCCACCTGTTTTAGTTTATAGCCCCGTAAACGACCTGGCTATGTCTTGTTTATTTTCCAGTGCCACCGATCATCGCCATAATTAGCGTATGTCATTTTACCATAATCAATCGTATATCCTCCCCCCACTCCCTTTGTGAAATACCAGATACCACCTTCGTGATACTCTACAAAGCCTAATTTTTGCAGTAATTCTATCATACTTATCCACTCTCTAGAAAACAGGTGTTAAACCGACCCAGATTGTAAGGAACAATTGCTAGCGCCACCACCACCACCACCACCACCGCGCTTACATTATGGGCGAACCGTATCCCTTGAAGTTTAATTTATATTATTCAGAACGGAAAGTATTTTACATATTCCTCATGTAATCGCTCGGTCAACGCTTTAGCGTCATCTGGTAGGCCTAACCGTTTGTCGTAATAGTCGGTTACGTCTAGCAAAATGCTAATCTCATGCATATTCAGATTGACGTTGTAGCCTTTCTCGCGCTCTGTTAGTCTTGCTTTACTAGCGTCAATTTGCGCCCATACTTTCGCCTGTCTCTGCGGTTGTATCGTTTGCCCCATCTTATTTTACCTCCTTATTTTGTAAATACTTTGTAAACCGTTTTGCTTGCATGTTTCTTTCAATCATACGGCCTAGCTCGAACACCGAACCAACTAGAATAGCTAGCATAATATAGTTAGTCATTTTATTATTATCTCCTTGTTTTGATATTCTGGTACTTGATACTCTGGCTTGACACTGTAACTGTAGCCACTAAACGGTATCAATACCCTAGTTAAATACTTACTAGCTTTACGCCATTGGCTATCTGTTAGTTTGAAAATATAACGGTCATTTTTAGTTATACTTGGCGTATAGAACCATTCAGAACTATTGCGAGACGGCCAGTAATCTATTTTCAAGCTAAACTGTAGATATTCTGGTAAAACTCTAACTCTAACCTTAGTCATTTGTAACCCCGCAAGCTTCTAGGAATTTACCAGCATCAAACTTGGCATTTTCTACGCCCAGTTTTACACTCATACGGATAGCGCAACACTCAAGAGATTTTATAGTTTCGTTCGTGGTATGCCTTTGATCTATAATATCTTGCTCGATCCTTAGGCAGTCGTGAAATACCTTAGCGATCAGCTCGTAATCTTTTTTAGTCATTCTTGAAACATCCCTTTCTTGTGGCAGTTATTACAGCGGCCTGATTTGGTCATAACTTCATTAGCAAAGCCCTCGTTGCCGCATTCATTACAACTATAAAACTTCTCTAACTTGTCACCATTCATCATCAGAACCGTCGAACTATCCTCACTGGTTAAGAATACATAACCGGAATTGGTATTCATCACTAACTGCACGTTGTCCATATCGTCGAAATCAAATTCGGCATAGGCTTTTAATAAATCCCCCGCCCTATCTAACTCACGGTAACCGAACTTGCTTAAATCTGTTACTATATTTTCCATTTTATATCTCCTTTATTTTGTACGCTTCCAGTTCTATAAATTGACTGGTTGGCGTTTGTTATTCAAGTTTCGCCCATAATGTAAACGTGCTAATCAGCCCATTAATATCTCGGTGATCCGTAACCCTTGAAAGTTATTTATATTATTATTTTCCTAAGTGATTAGCCAACCTATCCAAGTTAAAGATTTTAGCTTGATAGTTCATTTTCTGGTATTGCCCCCAGAGTTCGGGCTTACAGTTGTTTTTTAAGTACCCCTCTAATGGTTTGTATTGGAAACTCATTAGTAGGTTGTATAGGTACTTAGCCGCTTGTTCGTCTGTCATTTTATTAGTTTTTGTAGCCATTTAATTATTCTCCGTAATAGTATATGTCAATTCCGATCGCTTCGATCAAGTGAACCACGTCGCCAACCCGTAGCGCCTTCTTTAGCGGTTGTGAGTAATTATTAATAGTCATTAATACTCATCCGCTAGCATAATAGTTAGTACACGGTTACAGTTAGGATCCGACGGATCGCACCAACCCTGCAAACTCTGGTCGTAATAGTCTATTTTCCAAAACACTTTACAACCCTCAAACTTAAGCGCCCCGAAGTCATGTTCGCGATACGGATCATTACTATCATTGAAAGCGTTAAACTCTTTAATCGCCCTATATAGCCCGGCTTGATCTTTAATTGTACCTAAGACGCGCGGCGTCACTAACCAACCGACTGCCTGGGTGTTTTTACGCACTAAGTCGTTGGCGCTAGCGATTGATAACGTTTCTTTATATTCTGTTTTTTGCATTTTTTGTTTCCTAGTTTCAAGTTATCACCGAGATGTTAATGTGCTAATTCACTATTTACAATACGCGCTAGTTGAGCGGTTGTCAAGCCCCCCACGTAAACCTGCAATAGTATATGCTACTAGAAATTGGTGAATATGTTGGTTCGGACTGGTTAGGGTAGGAGGAAAATTGTGGCAATTGACACACACTCAACGCCCTGTGGAAAACTTTTTTACTACCCATTTTTTACCCGAACAAACCGATTTTTTACCCGAACAAACCGAACAAAACCGATAACCACCCGAACAATTATAACCTCGAATAGGTCGTACTCTGTTAATCTTGTCGCACAATGTATATTGTCAGACAATATGTATGAACCATCCGTACATTAAACAGTCTGCGCACCTGTTAATTTGATCCCGGCTAATAGGCTAATAGGTTCGACTCGGTTCAAGATTGGGGGAAGCGTGCACTTCATTCTACTGTAACGTGTGTGACGACTACGCGTCCTAAACTTCCTTTCCGATACAATCCCCCACCTAACTAATAAACTATCGCCTACGGTCAAATTTTATTGAGTACTTGCCTATGCTAGTCGCCTAGCATTGGTGGGTTAGCGTTACACTTAGGGCATGGTAATGCGGTTGGTCCGTATTCCATGCCGTTAACGACACGCGGCGGTAGTTCTTTATCTAACACGAAACGGGTATTACCACACTCTCCGCAATACGTTCCCGACTTCCACGGTGAGACCTTATTTGTTTTAGAGTTATAAGCCATCTTCTGTGTTAAATACTTCTCTAATCTCCTGGATCAGGTCAACATTCCTGTAAGGGATATAATTAATCCTCACCCACTTCTTTATGGACATATCGAATAGATTCTGATCAATCTTCTCTGTCTTCAGTAGGCTATAGAGCCACAGCGTGAATCTTGTGAATGGCCAAGTAAAGGGATCGTTTTTTGGTTTCATCTTTGTGCTGCCTCCAACAGCTGTTTACTAAGTTCCTCTGCTTCTTTGAAATCTTGTGCGGTCGCTGGTTGTGTTTTTCGTTCTTCTTTCTGAATTTTTGCGTTAGCAATTTCCCTTTCTTTTGTAATAATTTCTTTTGTTGTAACGTTTCTTTTGTGTGTACTGTCCACAGTACTAGCAAATTTAAGCTTCGCAGTACTAGTAAAACGTACGTCCATAGTACTAGTACGTTCCACAGTACTAGTCCACTCTTCATAGTTTTTATTAAATTTATATGAGTTACCTAGTTTCGTTGTAGATACTACTACTAGTATCTTGTGCAGTACTAGGCTCTTCAGGGAACGGTTAACACCCGGTCTTGACATATTTGTGTGCCTCTCAAATTGGGTCATTGAGATAGTATCTTCTTTTTTGTGCCAACCGTACGTACACCTAAATACCCACATCACAATCTTCCATTCGTTTGGGTAGAGATAGGTTCTTGCCAGAACCTCTAACAGCTCGTTAGCTATGTCTGTGTGTCCGTTTTCCGCTTGTGGATTAGCCATTGTCTTCTTCCTTGGATACTGGCACTAAAATATAACCCAAGCCCTTACAGGCTTGACATGTTTTTTGCCCATATTTAAGTGTCCCAAATCCATTACAGACTGGGCACTTAACTGGTACTACCGACGGTACTACTTCCTTAACTTCCATCTATCCCTCCTTCTTAAAGTTGCTTCCTATAAAACATAATATGCTACTTAAAACGCTTGTCAAATACGCAATTGTGGGGCTATATTAAACGCAATGGCCACTAAGGGTTTCTCAACTAAAAAACAAGCCTCTAAGTACGTTCTCTCTACGCGACGGGCCGAGAATGCCTTGCTCCACATGAAAGAAATGGCGCAAGATCTCCAGGTGGTTGTTGACGATATGCACGTTGACCAGCGCAAACTCTTCATGGCTAAACTCCGGGGGCTCGATGACTTACAGGCGTTGGCTGAGGCAGACCTGATCGAACGTTGGATCGGAGGGGTTGCTAAAATAGTTTACATGTCTGCTACCAGTAGTGAAGGGGGAAAACCGCGACCCTTCCTCGTTAAGAATCTGACTAAGTATAACCTCGAGAATCTCGACTCCGTTTCCTATGAACGTCTCCTGAAACTAGCTAATGCCCAAGTACTCCACCGTTTCAAGAAGTACAACATGGAGGATCTTCTTGTTGATGCCAAGCCTCTCTTGAAAGTTATTGCGCCCGAAATGATCAATACCTTGACGGATATTGCTATCGACAAAGGTTCTAAGAATGCGGATCGTATTAAGGCGGCCAACTCTTTGCTTGACCGGGCTGGTGTGGTCTCGCAGGACGCTAAGAATCCACCGATGATGCCTGTCCAGATTAACATCAATTTCGATGATAAGCCCCGGGCTGAGAAGATAATTAGTCTCGATCATGCCGCTAGCGCTGAACAATAGGATTCATCCACAAGAGGCTCCCGACCAAGTTGAGTTTATTCCAACCGAGGGTCAGAAGAAAATCTTCCGTTCGAAGAATCGTTTCATCTTTGCAATGTCGGGCCAGCGCGGTGGCAAGACAACTACAGGCGCTTACTGGGCCGGACTTAACTCTCAAATTCCCGGTACGACCGGACTGATCACAGCCAACACAATCGATCAGCTCAATCAATCCACTTTGTCAAAGTTTTGGGAAGTATTCCCTCAGTACAAAAAGTATTATGTGGTTCGGGACAGAACCGTATATTTACCGAACGGTGTGAAGATATATACGCGTTCCATGGATAACCCAGATCTACTCAAGGGTCTTAACCTTAACTGGATATGGGTAGATGAAGGTGATGGTATGTCACGCTACGGCTGGGACGTACTGCGCTCACGTGTCGCTACTACTCTCGGAAAGATTCTTGTTACTAGCTCGATTTATATTGCTGGTTGGGTCTTCGATGAGATCTACAACAAGAAACAAAAAGACTATGAGATTATTACCTGGCCGTCCATTGAGAATCCTTCCTTCCCTCAAGAAGAGTGGGATCAGTTGCGTGCCACTACTGACCCAATTCACTTCGCTCGTGAGTACGAAGCTAAGTTCGTTTTTGATACGGGTAAAGTTTATGCCGGAATAAAATTATACGGCTTTTTGAAGGAGAACGCTTACCCCAATGGATCCAAGCCTGTTCGTATTTTGTTCGGTATAGATTTTGGTGTTAACGACCCAACAGCTATCTCCGTTGTCACTTTGAACGACGATGGCTGCTGGTACATCATCGACGAAACATATCAATCATCTTTGAGTATTCAAGAGATCAACAGAGTTCTTGAGGGCTATATCGAAAAGTATGGTACGCCAATGCTAACGTTAATTGACTCAGCCGGTGGTGTCGCGCGTCTCTCCATCATTCCACGTGCTAATCCGATGGATGCGCAGAAGGATCTACACGGTGGTATTACTCTGGTACGAGACCTTATTTATCAGAAAAAAGTATACGTCTTTCCAAGGTGTGTTAATACACGTCGTGAGTTTGAGCTCTACCAGTATGACGCAAAGAGACGGAGCGAACCGGAGGATCGTAATAATCACATAATGGATGAGATCCGCTATATCATCTACACGACCTATGAATGGCTAAAGGCCGTTGGTAAAAAAGAAGAGGAGAAAGAAGAGCTCCCATCTTTCTGGCAACGTAAGTATGCCCGGGGTATGCCCGACAAACTTTCCTCTGATGATCGCTTCAATGAGTCGTTCTCTAACGAAGGCATTGAGTAGCTCTCAACTAGTTGACAATTCCATAAATAGTTACTCTGGATTTAATGAGCATAGCGGACGCAATCGTCTTTATCTTTTGTAACCTCTTTTGGGCGGCGGTTGTAATTATGATCCTTCTTTTGAAAGACGATAAGAATATCCGTAATATATTTCCACCCAAACAAAAACCGGAAGACGACCCGGATCGCTATGGCCCGGCGACTGATGAGAATATCATCGAAGACTTTCTCAAACGAAACGAACGAGCTAAGGCTGCTATGACTCCAGTGCCGATGTCTGAGATATTGGACGCTAAGAAGAAAAAAGAACCGGATATTGAATAACAATGCTATCTCCCGAGAAAGCACTTAAAGCCGTCAATGATTTCAAAAATACTCGACTTATGTTTGAGCCGGAGTGGTATCGTGCTTATGAAGCCTACGAGAATAATGTCTTCGTTAACTGGGATCGTTACCAACAGACTCTCGTTCGCACACCTTATCGCAAGAAGTACTTCACACTCTTGCCTGAGATTAAGCTTCAGGCTGATGGTCTAGAGAACCAACTTCTTAAGTCACTCCCGATATTTGTGATATATCCAGACGACATCTCCCAGCCTGGCCAGATCCAAGCGGCTGCTGACAACTCTAAGATCTTACGTAAGTATTATAACGACTGGGTCTCTACCAATATCATCCACCAATACATCCACCTAGCGATTAAGTATCCAATGTCATTCTTCGAAATTCATGTCGAATTTCGTCTTGATCCAGCGACCGGATTACGGAAACGAGAGATTGTTCCCGAGGTTACCGATGTCTTTGACTGGCTCTTTGATCCCCGTGTTCCTTTCCAAGAGAACGCTGTTGTGATCAAGAAGATCCGTAAGACGGCTGGACAACTCGATACCTACCAGAATCTTAAAGTTAATACCTCTAGTACACTAAGTGTGGCTGAGGATCTTAAGGAAATGCTTTTCAATAACAAGTATGGACCACGCTACGGCGACGGTGATCTCCAACCAGTATTGCTTTATCAGGTTATGGAGAAGACTAAGTATGGTATGGAAACTCAGATCATTGATACTGTCGGTAAACGTTATTGGGAGAAGACCTATAAACGAGCTGACCGCTATCCAGTCGTACCGCTCCAGCTCTCTAGTGGTGATTCCTATGCCCCATCATTTGTCAATAATCTAATTCCTATCTCACGCTCGATCGATCTAGTTCATAATAGGATTGAAGATTTCATCCTGAAGTTTGCTAAGGGTCAATACCTTTTGCCGGAAGGATCTGACGTTACTTTCTCAGATGAAGGTAATGTAATCGTTCGTTATTCTGGTCAACCGCCAACAGTCCTTGACATTCCTCAATTACCGCCAGCTCTAATGCAATGGTATAACCAGCTCTTCAGTATTTCCGAGCGCTACGGTATCAACAACCAAGCTCTTGGTGGTACGCCACGTGGCTCACAGATGCGCTCAGCCAAGATGATGCAACAGACTGCTGCTGGAACACAGGGTCAACAGAAGACCCCACTTGATAATGTCATGTGGTCATTCAAGCAGATTGCTATGATCACCTTAGCCTATCTTGCCGAGTATACTGATACCGCAACTCCAATGACCTTCCGTGATCCTTCTGGTCAGACAATGGAACAAAAGACATTCATCGGCGAGAAGTATAAAACTAAAGCACCTAACGCCACAATCATTCCCACCTCTATCAATGGACTTGATGTGGATATTGAGGATGCTTCATCTGAGTCAATAGCTGCCAAGAAAGAAGCAGTCATTGAATTAGCCGAACTATTCCCGAAGATCAATCCTGCTTTCCAGAAGGTCCTATTGGATCTTTATAAGATCGGCTCAACTAAGGATCTTATTGATGACTACAATAAGGGTCTAACAATGCAAGACAACCCAGAGTTCCAAGCTCTTATCGCCCAGGCCAAAGCTGGCAACCTTGATCCTCAAACAAAACAAGCTCTCTCGATTGTTCTTGGATGGCTTGCTAAGAATGCTCCGACTCCTCATCCAGACAACGCTCCAATTAAATCAAAACCACCGACACCTGCTGCACCACCACAGAATGCTTCTCCAGCTCAACCAGCTAAGAATCCAGCCGTGGCTGGTGCGACACCTAAGGGAGGTGATGATAATGCCGATCAATAAACCTCTTAAAGCCGCCCTGACTAAGAAGTATGGTGCTAAGAAGGCTGAAAAAGTATATTTTGGTATGGAGAACTCTAAAGGCAAGAAACAAGCCTCTTATCAAAAAGGCTTGAAGACAGCGACCAAACAGGGTAAAACTCAAGCTCACTATAAGACTAAGAAAGGAAGTTAATGAAAGTAATCGGAAACAAAATTTTGATTAAGATCGAAGAGACTACTGAGGTTGACGGGATAATGATTCCTCACACAGCTGATGAAAGTCATCCCCAAATTGGGGTAGTGGAGTTAGTTGGTTCTGGTTGCGACCTGCCGCTTAAGGCTGGTGACAAGATTCTCTTTGCTAAAAATATGGACTATAAGATTATACTTGGAGGTCAGAATAAATTTATCGTCGATGGGGAGGATGTGCTGGTTATACTCTAGATGAAATACTCTTTTCTCTTTATCGGTATCGGCGGAAATTCTATGTCTATTGCCAAGCGCATTCAGGATGAGGGATTTGACGTCTACTGCTATTATGACCAGAGTTGTAACCATAAAGAGACTAAGAGTGGCAAAGGTATTCTCGACAACATTGTTGATGATGTCTTCGATGTCTTCAACAAGTTTTACGATCCTACTCACAACATTGATAAGAAGAGTCAACTCATCGTTGTGGTAGATGATAACTCTGAGGGTGATATGTGTACTAACCTTAAGAATGAGGGATGGTATGTCGTCGGCTCAAGCGCTATGTCAGATGAAGTAGAGTATGAGCGCGATCGTGGTAACGAACTAGCCGAGGACATCGGTTTGGTTTTGCCCCCTACCAAAACATTTACTGACTTTGGGTCTGCTACCTCTTTCTTAGAGAATGTTGGCAAGAAAGATCCTGGTATGCGTTATGTCTTCAAGGGTAATGGGACTGATCTTGCTGGTTCATCTAAAACTTATATGGGTAAGAATGTTGAGGACATGAAGCGCTATGTTAGTTGGGTAGAGCGCGACAGCCAACGTTGCGGCTATAAACTTGATAAATTCGAACTACAAGAAATTATTCCGGGAGTAGAAGCTGACTTTGCTATGTACTTCAACGGGGAAAACTATCTTCCGACGATAGTATCTTCATTTGAGCAGAAAAGAATACACGGTCTTGGTAAGGCACTTGGCTGTCTAGGCCAGATTCTTTTCTTTACCGATCCACGTGAGAGTAAGTATTCTAAATACTTTCTTGATCTATTACCCGAACTAAAAAACACTAATCCTTGCCAGTGGGCGATTAACAATATCATTTCAGCCGAGACTCACGAACCAAACTTCTTAGAGTTCACTCCGCGTTTTGGTTGGGATTCAACATTCGGCGAGCTTGCCCTACTGGTAGATGCCGGGCACAGTATCGCTGAGTTCTATATCATGTGGGCAACTGGTAAGAATTTTCCCAAGGGTTACTTCCCAACCAACCGTTATTCATGCTCTGTCCGTCTCTTCAGTGAATCTACTAGTGCCAAGCACAGTGAGATTAAGGGTAAGCCAATCTTCTGGGACTCCAGCATCGAAGAGAATCTTTGGCTATCGGGAATACTTTGTAATGAAGATGGCGATTACGAAGTGACCGACAATGCCCTTGGCGTAGCGACCGCTTGTGGAGATACACCCGAGGAAGCCATCGCAAAAGTATATTCTATTTTGAATCCTACTAACGATCTGTTTACAACTCCCGATCTATTCTATTCAGAATCAATCGGTGAAGGTATTTCCGATACAATACATTCTCTCCAAGACTGGGGCTATCTTCCCTTACCAAAACAAGAAGAAGTAGTTTAGCCACTCGCAACTATTCAAAATTTTACATTGTGTTCACAGTGTATTTATAACCAATAAGAATAATCGCTGGGCAGAACTCCGTAAGGAATAATCGCCAGGCAGAACTCAAGGAGGCAAAAATGTCAGAGGAAATAGGTAAAGTACTTTCAGAGGATAACGGTAGCGCAGCTGAGCCCACTAAAATAAAGGTAGGCGAAGTTGAGTATACGGCTGAGGAATTAGCAGCTGCTACGGCCGCCAAGCAAGAGCTTGACGAATGGTCGCAGAAGCATGGCGATTGGAGAGCACTCAAGGCAGAGTTTACAAAAACTCACCAAGAACAAGCCGACATCGAACGTAAGGCTAAACTAGCAAAAGACATCACTGATGGCACAACTAAAGCCACTGATTTGACCGCTGAAGAACTAGTGGATCTCGCGTACATAAAAAAATTAGTCCCACAACTCGGCGAATTAAATGTCGAGGAGATCGTTGCGAAAGCAAAGGAAGAAGCACTTGCGGAAGCCCAAAAAGCATTTGAGTTCAAAACAACTGAGGAAAAAATAAATTCCCTCATCAAAGAAGAGACGGTAAAATACCCCTTCGTTAAAGAAGATGAACTCAAAAATTATCTTGAAGAGGAGGCTAAAGCCAATCGGTTCAAGACACCGCATGAAGCAGTCCTAGTTAAGTACGAAGATCAGGTATTGGGTTACAATAAGAAACCCGAAGACCTTCCTAACTTCGAAAAGACCGATACTAAAGGACGACCCGAAGATCCGACCCCGGCTAAGTTGCCGGAGCTTGGAAGCCCTGCTATGAGCGAACGGATCAAAGCAAGGTTGTATGGAAACAAACCCGTTGAATAATACAAATTAGAAAACTAGAAAAGAAAATAAGAAATAATGGTTGATTTTACAGTCCTACAGGACACGCTAGAAAAAGACATCCTGCCAACAATAACACGACAGATCTACAACAGATCTATCTTGTGGCAGCTCTTTGGTGGCGCGGCCGAAGGAACGGATGGATCGATCTCGGAAAACCGAGTTAACACCCCGAACATCCAATTCCTCAACAACCAGTTCTACGTAACACTAGAGACTGGTAACATGGCGACCTCATCGATTGCCACGGGTGAAAATGTAACGTATGGTGAGCCTCAGCTCGATCAAGGCTCTATCGCTTATGCAACAGCAACTATGGCCTTCTTGATTCCAAAAGCCATCCTTAACGTTAAGGATGGTGGTGCAATCGTTAACACGCTTAACTACACCATGAAATCAGGTACTCGTTCGCTAACACTTGACTTAAACCGCCAAGCCTACGCCGACGGATCTGCCACGTTAGCTTATGCCTCCGCTTCCGGAACCTCGACTACGACTGTTAACTTACAGCCAATGGCCACAGGTTCACTTAATACCAACTGGAATGGTGACATTCCTCTTGCGACATTCTTCTTCGCCGTTAATGGATTTATTCAGGTCGGTTCAAGTGGAATTGTTAAAGTGACCGGGATTACCGGACCGAATCAAATCACAGTCAGCTCGCCAATCACCTTTTCGGCTGGTGCAGCAGTTGTTAAGTACACTGCTTCCAACACTGTCTCAAGCGATCTAACGGGTCTTGCTGAGATCGTTAACACCAATACATACATGAACATCAACCCATCGGTTGACGCAACATGGAGTGCTAATGTGTATAACACCCTTGGTGGATTTAATATCCATAACTGGGACAATATCTATCAGCAAGCTCAAATCACTGGTGATGTTAAAGTGGCTCTCTTGAATAAGACTCAGTACACTAAGTTTGCTGAAAGTCTTACTCAGTATATCCGCTACAGTCCGGTTGATTGGTTGATGGGTGGTTGGACTGGTATCGAATACATGGGTGGTAAAGTCAGTGTCATTCTTGACAATGCCTGCCCAGATACTGATGTCTATATGCTCTCCCCTGAGTATCTTATGAAGGGTGAGTTGCAACCGCTCGAGTTCGAACCAGGTCTATTCAGCTCTGGACAACGTTTGCCACAGCGCATTGATTATGAGGTAATCGCCGACACAATGGCGAACTTCCTAACCACACTGCGCAGTGCTCACGGAGTACTTCAAAATCAAGTAGGTTAGTCATGGCAGTGCTGGACTTGAACAAACTCCAGATCAGGGAAGCGGTTCAGCACTCCATTGATCGCTCAGATCCCGATAGGAACGGGCCGGACTTCACTAAGGAAGCGACCTTCCTATCTCGGGCCTTCTCAGAGATCAATCGTCGAAAGACACGATCCACTAAAAAGCAAAGGGAGATAATTAGTAGATTAAGAAATAATAGTAATATCCCAGAAAGGAATTAATGGCTTATACATTGAAAGCACAGAACAAAAAGGGAGTTGCACCTAGCAGCAAGCCCAACATGAAAGCCCCAGGCGAACAGCACAAAGTTGCTGGCACGACTGGATCAAACTCTCGTGGTAAAAACAAGAAAGGCAAATAGATGAGTCCTCAGTTTGCAGTAGGACAGACGGTTCAACCTAATGATGGTCACGTTGCCTCGGCCATCGTTGGCATCTCAATAGACGCCAATGGTATCCACTATACTGTGGCTGCTAACTGGATGGACCCAACAACGGAAGAGATTTTCTCGAACGCCGTTCGCATCTATGATGAATCAGAATTAAGTGCAGTAGTAACAGGAGGTACAGATGGATCTTAAGAAAAGTGAAGGTACGAAAATTACCGGTATTGTCGAGCGTCGTTTGTTTGATGCCAATGGTAACGTAAAGGCTCAATTCAAAGATAACGCTCTCTGGAAATTGATTAAGGGTCATTTCGGAATTGATCTGCGTATTCCGTTTATAACGGGTATGTGGACCACCGAGGCTCTTAAATTTAACACCGTCACCACACAGGGGTACAAAGTTGTTGCACAACAACTTGGTGGAACAACCACTACCCCAGTGACGGCTATTGCTATTGGTACTGGATCCCCAGGATCAACAGCGCTTGGCTCGGAGATTACGACTGGTGGTGGCGCACGTGGTGCTGCTACAATCTCAAACACAACGACCACAACGACAGGTGACACAGAGCAGTGGGTAAAGACCTTTACCTTCACTTCGTCATTCGCCGTGACCGAAGAGGGTTTGTTCGATAACAACTCTTCTGGTGGTAACATGGTTTGCGACCAGTCATTCTCAGCAGTCAACATAGTCTCGGGTGATAGCCTCCAGATAACACATAAAGTAGTCGTATCATAAGACAATGCCTAACTTAGCTAACTTCGCAGTTTCAACAGTAGCTATAGCGCCAAGTCCCTCCACCAGTGGAATTTCACTGGTGGTTACGACTGGCCAGGGAGCTCTATTCCCAGCTACGCCTTTTCAGGCGACTGTCTGGCCGTCGAACGCTCAGCCACTCTCAAGTAACGCGGAGATAATTACGGTCACGGCTGTCTCAGGTGATACACTCACAATAGAACGCAATACCGAAGAACCGGGAACGGCTCAGCCGATTGCAATTGGGTGGAATATAGCTTCAACATTGACGGTAGCGGTATTGCTATCACTCGTTAATGGTTTGACTAATAGTAACATCGCATCGGGTGCTGCTATCGTCGGCTCTAAACTATCGGCTGGCACAGTACCGTTTAATTTATTTGGGGCAGCAGCTAGCACAGGTGGTGGTAATCCCCCAGCGGTAGGTTCTAGTAACTTTCTTATGCAGGCAGGCAAGACTACAGTGACCACTAACTCTCATGGTAACGCTACAATAAATTTTCCTAACTCATTTCCTAATGGGCTACTGTGTTTCCTCCCTGTTATGGCTGGTCCAACTGATACCGCAATAGGCCTTCAGGTAATAGATGACAGTAATGCTCTTACGAACGTATCTTTTGCTACAATATGGGCCTGGAATACGCCTGACGGTACGTGGGTTAATACAGGATCAATTGATATTCTGTGGATAGCAATCGGATTCTAAAAAACATAAATGGTAACTAATCTAAGAAAGGAATTACTATAAGTAGACAAACATGGGAGGAAGTACTAGTAACGGCAGAAGCCAGCGGAAGCGCTCTTTCTAACTCGACTACTCCAACATCACTATTACCAGCCGGGGCAGTCTTCACTATCCCAGCCAACTTCTTTGACATTGGTAAATCAATTGAAGTAGAGGTTTACGGACACTTCTCGACAACGAGTACGCCAACACTGATCTTCACCGTTTATCTTGGTGGCGTGGCTTTCTGTGCCACCGCAGCGATTACTTGTGCTTCAAGCGTGACTAGTCAGACCTTTAAGGTTAGAATGCTCATTACTTGCCGAGCAATTGGGACAACGGGTAATGCAATGTTCACCGGAGAGATTATAGGGATTACGAGTACCTCTGGTGTCTCCCTTATCCCAGCAACCTCACCAGCAGTCTCGTCAAGTTTCAACTCAACTGTTTCTAACACTGTTGACTTCTTTGCGACGTGGGGAACTGCGAACTCTTCGAACACTATTACACTCGATAACTATACGTTGAAAGCGTTGAACTAGAGGGAGGAGCGACCTCCCATGGCATTCACTTTAGCACAAACGCCGATAACGACCGGTTCTGTATCTAGTACTAGTGTTACTGCGTCTTTTTCTAACAACAACGTAGCCGGAAACGCTATATTGGTATCAAGTATTACGAGTGATACATTAGCTACTATAAGTGTCTCTGATAGTCAGGGCAATACTTATGTCCAGGTAGATACTGGCATATCGTCTGGATTTCTTATATCATCTTTTTTCTACGCCATTAATATCAAGGGAGGAGCCAATACCGTTACCATTAGTAAGAGTGGGGATGCTAGTGTCTTGGGGGGGACGGCTCAAGAATGGTCAGGTATTTCAAATACGTCTCCAGTAGATGTTCACAACGTAACAACGCAGGAAGCTTCTACAATAACTTCTCCCACTGTTACGACTGCTCATTCCAACGAACTTCTAATTGGGTGGGGGGGTAATTTCGGTTATGGGGTAAGTGCTGGAAGTGGATATTCTAATTTATCCGAATGTAGCATCGTTCCTTCTGGTCCTCCATATTTTTTTGTAGCTTTTATTGAGAGCAATACTAGCAATACTGCTGGCTCTAATACTGCGACAGCTGGCACGGATGATACCGCTACCTCTGTCATTGGCATCGTTGCCTTTATCTCTTCTGGAAAGATAAGTGACGGAACCGTTACTTCTAAGATACATCCGGGTAAAGGGGTCATGAATCGTGGCCGTTTCTTTCAGTCAGCCAGGAGTACAGACTATCACCCCCACCTTCGTAACATGACTCTCGTAGATACCGATGTAGTAACTAATGACAAAGAGGTATTCTTGCAAGGAAAGAACCAGAGTGATCTAGTAACGTTTATAGACTCATTCGTCTTGATGGCGGAAAAGGTTTTCTCGGAGGTGGTGAGCTTCTTAGATAATATATCGGAGCTTATTCAACTAGCACGTTCGTACTCTGATTCCGTGATAGCAGTAGATAGTCTGTCTAGGCTCTCTGGACTCGGGTTTACTGACACTGGAGTTATACTCTCGGATAACGTTTCTAAAATAACGTATGTCAACCCAATAGATAGTGTCATTCTATCAGATTCGGCTAGTGAGATAATACAACTTGCCCGGACCTACTCAGATTCCGTAATGCTTGCCGACAGTCTGTCACGTCTCTCGGGGATATCTTTGCTGGATACTAACGTTGTTGTGTCAGACAACATATCTAAAGTAACATATTACTATCTCTCTGAGAGTGTGGTCGTCCTAGACTCGGCCACTGAAATAGTCCAGCTTGCCCGGTCATACTCAGACTCTGTAGTTCTTGCCGACAGTGAGACAACTACTCATGTCAACATGATTGGTTTCTCAGATGAACTTTCCTTTACTGACGTTAACCAAGCTCCTCTTGGAGATATAGGCGCTATCTATCTAGGCGCAACAAGCCCTGGAGGCGATGAGTGGAAGGTGATTCTATTCACCAAACAGACAGATCTAGTCTACGTAGAGCCACTATCAGTTATAGATAGTCTCCTAACCTCAATGACTAGGAAGTTTAGTGATGTACTGTCGATTATAGATACATTTAGCCATGCCAATGCTAAAACTGAGTCATTCTCGGATTCCATAGTAGTGTTAGATTCTAAGAACAACTTCGTTAGCTACTCACTATCAGACTCAGCGATAGTGAGCGATCAAGACACTAAGTCTACCAACATAACAATCGGTGAATCCTTTATAGTATCGGACAGCATGGTCCCGTTCCCTATCGAGACTTTCACAGAATTACTCTCTGCAGTTGATTCAATTACCTACTCGTCGAGTTACTCGATAAGCGATTCTATTATCGTTAATGATCTAGACATCAAATCTACTAGCAGATCACTTACAGACCTACTAGACATAACAGACCTTTTAGTCTCGGGAAACAACAAATCATTCTCAGAAAGTATCGTCTTGCTCGATGACATCGTTCGTTCGACTGGAGTCGTATTCGGAGATAACGTTCTTCTCCTCGAGAACTTCTATCTTCTATCCCCTGGTAATTTTATAGACTCGGTAAACATTATTGGACTGGACTACATCACCTTTCTTGGAGGTAGACACTTTAATGACTCTGTTATAGTGACGGACAACTCGATGGGTATTCTTGTTAAGGGATTCTTGGAGGCCATTGGTGTGACTGATGTGAACAAGTACTGGAATGGGGCGATTGGAACAACATATCCGGCCGAAGGAGAGTGGGAACAAATACTCTTCTCCAAGGAGTTACTAAGAACCGTGACTGAAAGTATTGTTTCTTCAGATGAATTGATTATCGGATCTTCTCGGAGACTCGTGGATACGATCGTTCTATCCGAAGAGTTCTCTCCCGGAGCTTTCCAGTCCAAGTTCTTTACCGAAGTAATCGGTTTGAATGATACAGGATACTCACAGCCTTGGCTTGGTGGAGATGTTGGAATATACACTTACCCAGGTGGTGGAATTCTCTGGCTACCTAATTTGTATACAATGATTCTGACACCGGGGGGAACTCCAATAACCATTCCCTTTATCTACGAGAAGATCTACGGAGATGTGACCGATGAGGACATTTTCTTAACCGAAATCAGGGACATCTAATGCTTCACACCTTAAATATATCTGACAGCATCGAACTAAATGACATGAGTCTATCGACCCCCTGGCTAGGGGTTATGGGGGCTGATCTGTACCCTGGTGGCGCGGTGTACACAATAGAAATGTACACGATGTATTTGATAACAACTCCGGTGACATATATTACCTCTCCACCTATTGTGGGGGGTATTGAAGACGAGATAATTTATGCCGGGATGGATAACTAGATGTTTACACTCTCTCAACTAGTTGACAAGTTGATAAATATCTACTCTTAAAGTAATGGCAAAAGTTCTCACCCTAACTCAGCCCAACATTCAGAACAATATATACAGTTTTATTGGTACTGATTATGTGGATGGACTAACTCTAATAGTCAAGAATACTGCTGGATTTAACCTAAACGACTATATCTTATTAGGAGCTATTGGCTTCGATCAAACTGAGATAGTTCAGATTGCTTCTATTACCGACCAACAGACGCTTCAGTTAGTTTCTCCTGCTCTTTTCCCTCACCCATCTGACACTACCGTCAGCCAGATTCCTTACAATACTTTTAGAATCTATCGCTCAGTCACCGGAATAGGGGGCGTTTATACTCTCCTGGCTGGTGTTCCTTTGCAGGTTGATGAGCTCTCTAATGTTTTTAGAGACTTCACGGCCCAGTCACCTTATTCTTATCAGTTCTCTTATTATAACACTTCGAACGCTCAAGAGTCAGTTAGGACCGATGAGATTCCTTATACTGGTTATCCTGATTGGGCACTCAAGTCTATGCAGGACGCGGTGCTTGATCTCTTCGGCGGATCGAACGCTGAGGACTTTATTACTCGTCCAATGATTACACGTTGGATCAATGGCTTCTACCGCAACTGTCAGTTCAAGATCCAGAATAATGAGAGCCCTTATGACGCAGTGAGCGTTGATATTCCATGTGACGGTAGTGAGAATTACGACATTTCTCAATATCAAATGGTTGGGATATTCCTAGTTCAGATCTCTCTCGATGGTGGCTTTACTTTCTCCCAGACAGTTACTCCTAAAGACTTCCGTATCAAAGATCAGACTGGCTCAATTAGTCTATACGAATACCGCATAGTCAGTAATACGATGGTTTTCTCACCCCCCTATCCAACTGTCAATAATATCGTTAGGATATGGTACACCACTGTGGCTACTAACTTAGTTGACCCAACAGATGTGCTTAAGCCTCCCTTCCAAAACAATACTGAGATATTCGTTGATTACTGCTTGATGAGAGCTCACGAGAAGGATCGTAAGATGGCTGAACTAGTTCCTACCTATGAGAAGAGAATTAATGCTCAGACTGATCTCACCAACAATCAGAGTTGGCTCTCTCAGATCCGTAGTAGAATTAAGCAAGGTAACTTCGCTGCCTCCTCGACCTTCGAAGACTATATCAATGGATTCTAATGCAGAGTACCTTAAACGATTTTTACAACGTTGGGAAACTCAATAGAGATGTTAACCCATTCTTGAATCAGAGTTCTGAACTCGTCTTAAATACCAACTGGTACTCACGCCGTCTTGGCTCTAAGAAAGTTCGTTTTGGTTATACTAAGTTCCTGGATAATCCCGACAATAGTCCGATAAGAAATCTCATAAATTATAGCCTGCCCAATGGCTCTAAGGGCATTTTTCGTGTCTCGGATAGCCAAATGTATAACTATAAGTTTAGCGGCGAGTCTTGGGGCGACTCTGTATTAAATACGGGTCAAGATACACCCATTGGAACAGCTACTCTAGCAGGCTCAATTCCCTTCGTTCACTTCAGTGATCCGACTATGGGATACTATACTTATGACGGCTCTAACTTTAAGTCATGGAATCAGCCCTACACTCCTAAAGGTTCTTACTTAGCGGCCTGGCAATCTCGTATCTTCACTGATCTTAATCGTCTATCTTTGGTCGAGTCAGCCATTCAATTTGATACTTACGGCAATAACCTTAATGGTACGGTATCTGTTACTAATGGTAATCCCAATGTGGTTGGGACTAATAGTTCCTTTACTTCAGACTTAAGTGCTACGGCCAATATCATTATTAGTGGAACTGAGTATGGTATAACCGCTATCACCGACAATACTCACCTAACCCTTGATTCTAACTTTACTGGAGCTACGGCCTCCGGTATAACTGCCTCGACTGGTTATCAGACAGATCCTTTTTATTACAACTCTAATGACCCTTCCGGTGGTGGCCAAGCTTCGGTCAACGCTGGTAATGATGGCCAGATAGTTCAAATTACTTCCTCGATCGATCGGATAAATGTCTACAAGGAGTTTGGTATTACTAGGTTCAACGGTGCCGCTTTTATGGATCTACCTTTCTTCGGGAATATCCTGTCGGTCTGTTCGACCAAGAATAACATCGACTATATTTTGGCTACTAATGGTATCTATACCAACGACGGTCAGAATGTTAAGGAATCGGACTTCGGTATTAGAACCATCATTGAGGATACAGTCCGTGTCCACGGCATTATCAACCCGACATCATTCTCTTTTGACAACTACACCATTTTCTTTATTGGTACTCTTAGGGTTGGTCAGGGAGATGGGGCGCTTGATATACCTAATGGTTGTTTAGTCCACCACGAACTATTTGATGAATGGTATATCTGGAGTTTGGATAATAAGATGACCTGTTTTAGTTTCTATGTTGATCCGGCAACTAACACTCCTTACTTAATCTCTGGAGACGATGAAGGTAATACGTATGTCTGGGGAGAAGATTACTACAATGACAATAATGTTCCTATCGCCTACCACTTAAGAACCGCTTACAACTATATCAACTCTCCGATTTCTGATAAGATTACCGATCGCTATTCTATATCAAGCGATCAGTCAGCGGCCGTTACCTTGAATATCGCCACCGATTATACTAATGAATATATCGAAGAGCAGACCTTCAAACCCAACCTAATCAAGAAAGGATTTCTTACTTCCCTAAGAGCCTTCAAGTCTATCTCTTTTGAGTTCCTAGGTTCTACTTCCGATGGTCAGCGCCCGGAGATTTACGGTATGTCCTTCAGCTTCAAGGATATGGAAGATCGTTATTCTAATATGAAGTCAGGCGCTCAAAAGAGATAATGGACGACACAGATCTTAACGACTGGACTAGTATCGTCGAAGACAATGGTTCGTCTACTTTAGGGGTGACCACTGACTTGCCAGCCGGAACTCTGGCGATGGATAATAATGTTGAGCAAGCTGGGCAGGCAGCTAGTACTGTCGGTGGATCTTTTACAGGTCAGATAACAGTTGGTCCGAGCACTTCTAATAGTTCTACCGGAAACTATACTGTGTTAATAGACGGGAATAACCGTCGGATAGTCTTGTCTAATGGTAGTGTCCCAGCTATATCTCTTGATCAGTACGGACTCTATTTCGGTCAGACTCCACCAAGCTCATCTTCTTCGTTCTGGGTTGATGCGTCTACCGGTAATGTTTATGCTAACGGTCTTGACCTTACAGGGTTCTTAACGAGTGGGGGTGTGGGCCAGATAGTCTCTGGGAGTATTATCGCTGGCAGTGCGTCAGGTAGCAATATCGCTATAAATGGCTCTGACGGTTCTATTACTTTCCAGAGTTCTACGGGTGGCTTAGCCGGATCTATATATGGACAAGATTTTGAAGGTGATTCAGTTTTGTATTTGAATGGAGATGTAATTACCGAGAACTTACATACTATGGACATTACAGGAGACTCTTCAGCAGGATACCCTGCTAGTATATCTGATTTCGACCTTATTAGTTCAGGGACAGGCGAGTTCGGCACAATAGTAGTAAGCATCGTGGCCCACCTATTTGGAGTAGATATAACTGGCACCCCACCAATTATTACAATTCCAGACGCAGATCCAGTTCTGGCTCTCATATCTACACCGTCGAATTCTCCAGGAACATTTTTTACTGGGGCTGTAAGATATTATCCATTAGCTGCGCTACCGCTACCAGTAGACGGCACCTTGGCATACCTATATGTTAACGTTGAGAGCCCGGGCAGTATCAAGGGATTATACTTCTATAAGGCTGGCTCTGGATGGATACTAGTAGCGTAAATATAAACAAAGAGTATATGATTAAATAAATAAAATGGCAACACAAACAAACGTACAACCTACCACAGCCCCAGCATCCTCGGCAGTTCCTACCGTACCAACAACATCTACGACGTCCGATTTGAATACATATCTATCGCAAGCCTCATCTCTTCTTGGTCCAAGTGAGACTAACCTGGAAACAGCAACCACTAACGCTGCTAAGCAAGAGGCTGCTGGCGAGAACTTAATGGCCAGTCAAGAGACTGCTCAGCTTCCTCTCGTTCAGCAAACGTATGCTAACCTGTCTGCTGAGTTAAGCACCCAGGAGAATATCGATGTAGGAGCAGAGAAGGCCACTGGTGAACAAAACATTGGAGGAGCTAAGGCGTCTCTGGCCGCTGCTGGTGTTACTGACGCTGCTGGTTCTTTTGAAGCACCCGTAACAGCTGCCCAAAATCAACAAAATGAAAACATTGCCTCAACAGCAGCCTCCTATGCTGCCCAACAGACCACCGCTGTTACTAATATGGAAACTCAGATTCAACAGATAAATGATAAGGCGGCTGATTATACCGAACAAGGTAATATAGACGTTGCTAATGCTCTTACCAGTGTGGCTCAGATGCAATCCTCATATAACACCGAGTTACTTAACTACGCCTCAAGCTCTGAGGCTGCTGAGCAGTCCTACAACCTTGACCTAGCTAAGTTTAACATCAGTGCCCTTAGTAGTATCTCCTCGTCTCAGTCAACGGCTGTCGATAACCTTTTCTGGCAGACGGGTGTTAATAAAGGAGCGGCCAACTCTAATACTGATTTCAATACCACCTTCCAAAACTTTTCCAATGAAATTGCTCTTGCTACTGGATCAACACCATCTAATGCGACTGTTGATAGCCTATTAGGCGTACCGAAGACTTTAGTTGACGCTAATGTTCCAGGTACAGTTTGGTGGGCCAATAAAGGATCATCCTCATTTAATTATAATGGGACGACTTACTATGCTGGGTCTGTACCAAAGGGTGCGCCAAAGAATTCTGTAGGTAATGCTTACTCAGTCATTGCTTCTTCTGGATCTGACGCAACTATTACCTATACCGATAAAGATCCTGGGTTGGCTACTGATCAGAGCGGCCCGAATGCTGGCGCAACTCCTCAACCTAGTTCTAGTAAGACTAACTCAGACGGTGGATTTCTAAATACTCTAGAAGATGCCGCCCTTGCTGGTGGTCTGTAACTATGGCGCAATTAGAAGCAGCTGCTCCCACGCCAGGCGCACTCAACGATACTCCACTATCTCAATTTATTAGCTATACTCCCCCAGCTAGTTCATCGGCCGCTCCAGCTACGCTAACTTCATCACCTACCACAACTGACTCATCAAATGGGGCAGGATCAGCATCAGACCCGACAAATAACTTAATGGCGGTTAGTGCCGCTAAGAGTCTTTGGAATTTCGGTGTAAGCACCCTTCACCCTCTCTATGATGATATTAGGGGGAGTATTGATTCAGTTCATCAAGTCGTGAACCAACCTATTATAAATAGTTTACAAAAACGCAATCAAGATCTAGACAACCAGTTGACTAGTAGCAAGAAAGCCGGAACTCTCAATAATATCACTAAGTCTCGTATCGAATCTGAGCAGAAGTCTAACCAAGATAAGATCAATAGTTTAATGGGGCCAGCTAATAAGCTACTAGACAACCCACAAGTTCAAGCTGTCGGTAAAGCTTCAACAGCTCAAGACGTTGAAAAGGTTGGTGGAGCGATGGCAACAGGCGCTCTACTTATGACCCCAGGTTTAGAGGAATTTGCGGCGGCAGGTGATGGAACTCCTTTAATAGCAAAGATGTTACTTGGTAAGAATGCCTTGGGAGGAACTCTGGGTTTAACGGCTAATTTACTAGATCAAATATCTAACGGTAGAGGAGTGAACTGGGGAGACGCTGCTGTATCATTTGCTAACGCTTATCTCTTCACCGGATTAATGGGTAAGGTGGCTGGAATAGCTGACCCAACAGTTCGTGTTGCGTCTGCCGTAGCAGGACAGTCTGGTATTGGAGCTTCAACTGCTGCTGCTCAAGCCGCCATAAATAAACAAAACATTGGGCAAGCTGCCGAACAAGGTGCTAAGCAGGGAGCTATAATGGGCATCGATTTCGAGGCTCTTGGTATGGCAACAGAGTTTGGAAAGACATTAATAAAGAATATGAACCCAGCCTATCGAGAACAGGTTCGTATTAATCAAACCCTAAAGCCTGGTTTTGATGAGTCTGTTAGGACAGGTGTAACCGATCCTAATGTTAAGGACGCAATCGACGAAAATCTCAAGAAAAACGTTCGACCAGTGTCGGCAAGCACTCATGATGCAATGTTCAGACTTGACCCTGAAGACGTTCTTAAGAACCCCGATAAATACTCTACCCAAGAGTTAGCTGATCAGGCGGCGGCCGAATATGTCTATGCTCAGATGCCTGATAAAGTTAAGAACGTTATCTTTCAAGAGATTTCTGACAATTCCAAGAGTGATAGTCCTATGACCAACATCGAAGGTCTCAGCAAGAAAGAGGCGATAGTTAATGCTATTACTCAAGTTACTGGTGATACTGAGGACACCATAAGAGATAGGGTCAAGCAAACTCCCCGTAATGCTCTCACTAACACTTCGCACTTTACCGATAGTGTTTTAGGATTTATCTCACCAGCCGCTAAGATTTTAGAGACAGCTGTCCCGAAAGGTGAGGATTCAGTTAATGCTGATATTACTCGTTTCAAGTCGGAGATTGCCATGCAACACAATCAAGCTAAGGTTGATCAGTATCAAACAGAAATTAAGTCTACCGATCCCTATACACAATGGAAAGAATGGGCAGTTAAAAGAGTGCAGTCGGAAGTTGAGGCACGCGTTGCTAATGCTAAGATGGCTAAGAGTATTCAGGATTATAAGGCGGCTGATGCAGCTCAAAATGGAGCTAAAGATACCGTTGAAAAAACTCCAACCAATACTATCGATGCCGACTCTGCTGCAACGGTCGCTGGAATGACTCCACGGACTACTATTGGTAGCGGAGAGAACAACGTAACTGGAGCTCCTGACGACCTCCCTCAAGTAGTAGCTGAAGTGGCTCAAAAACCAGCGGATATAGCTGGGGACGTGACACAGCAAGTCTATGGAGACATGACCGAAAAACAGATCAAAATGTTCAACGACGCTAAGTCTAAGGACATAATTTTGAAACGAGAAGGTGCTCTTGAGCGCAAGCAGGCTCAACTCGAGAAAGCTGGCCAGAGTAGAGAGAGATACTTCAAGGCTCTTCCAACAGAAGATCAGATCGAATTCCAGCGTCAATTTAATGATAAAGACTTCACTAAGGGACCGACACGTGCCGAAGGAGAGACTGATGCTCAGTATGGGAAGCGTACTAATGACTGGAATAAACTTAAAGAGTTCTATCACACTAAGGGTAACGCTCTTACGAAAGCTATTCAATCTGTCTTTCCAGGATTCAAGGGGATCGACTATTACTTTCCTCGCGATACCGTTGAAGATAAAGGAGACACAGGAAGTAAGTTATTCAAAGGTAGGAACGACACTCTCGTCTCTGATAAGGGATTCCTTAAGAAAAGAACTACTTCCGGGTTTGATGAGTTCTTGCAAGCCATTGATCAGAAAGGTTTGAAGCTAAAGTCCTCTAACCCAGAAGTACTATGGCAGGGTCACGAGATGGATGTGGCCAAACTTATTATTGATAAACAAGCCAAGGATGAGATCAAGAATAATGGCGCAAAGTTTGTCAGAACTGCCGAAGAAGCTAAGCCTTATAAAGACGCCGGATGGTTTGAGCCAGCCGACAAGTCCTTCCAAGCTGTTCACAAGACTGCAATACAGGTTGAGGAAGCTGTTGATAAACAGATGTACGATAAACTCAATCAGCTGGCCGATGATATCGGTATCAAACATGAGCGTCTGGCTAAGATTCGTGGGAAACATGTTGGACTTTCATTTAGGGGTCAAAGTCATATCCAGACAGAGATGGGGAGTGGTACGGGTACTCTGGCCCACGAGATTGGGCATCAGCTTGATGATAAGTATGCTCTAGGGAATGTTCTTATGAGAGGTAATAGCATTAATGATGACGAACTAACTGAACTGGCAAAGGATCGCTATAAGACTGCTAAGGATTACGTCACACCTTCCTATAAAAAGTATGTAGCCGATCCACGTGAAAAGGTGGCCGCCTTTGTTGATGCTTATGTTAATGCGCCTGAGTTAGCTAAAGAAGTCGCTCCCAATACTGTTAAGACATTCGAAGCGTTCTTAGATAAGCACCCTGAACTTCAACAGATCAAAGATATTAAGCCTTCGATAGAACTCCAAGTAAACAAACAGACCATAACGACTGGGGGATTAGAGAATACCGGGCGATGGCTCTTGCCACCCGGATCCCAAATTGTTAATAGATTCTTCCCAGGAGAGTCGGTTGATAAAGGTGTCTCACCTGTTGATAACGTAAAAGATGCATTGAAAATATCCAATCAAATGATCAATACTACTAAGTTCGCTTTTAGCTCCTTCCACCTTCCTGTGGCGGCGGTTGCCCAAGTAGCTGGCCATATTCAGATAGCCGTAGATGATATGGTTGGCGGTCTTAATTATATGAAAAATGGTGATACCGAATCAGCCTTCAAGAGCTTCGCTGATATTCCTAAGCAAGCTGTTAAAGCAATAATCGCTCCTATTGCCGACCCACTTAGGGCTATGTATGAGGGTGGAGATAATTCTCTCGTTAATCAATACCGAGGCGAAGATCCAATTGATAATAAATACTTGAAAGACCTAGTTACCGCTGGAATTGGTCGTAGTCCTTCGGAAGGTATCCTCAAGGGATACTTGGATGAATTACATGAAGGTATTATGGATAAGAAGCCAATCCAGGCTGCCAGTGCCGGAGCTCACCTATTAATGAGTACTGGTTACTTTGCCGGGGATGGTTACGCCAAGCTAGGTATGATGCAATCCGCAGTTGATATACTAGAAGCTAAGTATCGTAACGACCCTCTTATGAGCACTAATGAAGACTATAGGAAGCAAGTTACTCAACAAGTCTTAACAGAGACTCAGCAACGGTTCATGCAAATGAAGGCTGATAAGCAGTTCTGGAATAGTCAACTCAATGCAAACGCACAGATAGCCTTCCTGTCAACTAGAATGTTTGCCAGAGAGTACTCTATGTATGTGGGGACCGTTCAAGATTTATGGAGAGACACCCCTGAATCATTCTCTGAGGGTAAAATTGTTGTAAGCCCTAGAGTAGCCTCCACAATAGCTACCGTTGCCACCTATACCGCTCTAACGGCCGTGATGGGATATATGTCAGGGAATAAGCCCCAAGGGTTAGTTGACTATATCTACTACAAGGACAACCAAGGAGTCAGGCGTTCCATTCCGGGTAATCCCTTAACAGTAGGGTTATCTATCCATCATAGTCCGAGAAATGCCATCACTTCTCGTCTTACTGGAGCAGTAAACCTAATCAACCAGTATGCTAATAATGAGAATTTATACGGTCAAACGATCAATCCTTACTATGCTAGTAGTAGTCCTGGAGCAGAGTGGGGAATATATGAAGGTGGTGCTCCGTTTTGGCCCCAGATTAAGAACATACTAGAGAATGGTCTGGGAGTAGCCGCCGAACCAATTCCTTTCCAGGGAAATCAAGAAGAACCAGATCAGAGCTTCATAGATCGAGTACAGCAATCAACTGGATTCAATATCGCTCCCTACTGGATTCAAAATATACAATAATGCCGGAATTCCTAACTAGAAAAGAGTTCGATGAGAGTAATAAAAAGATTCGTAATGAACTCTTAAAGGATGCTGCTAGAGTTAGAGCAAGTCTCGAGAAGCACGTAGATGATGACAAGCCTCGCTGGGCAGTTGTAGACGAGACAATTAAAAACCTATCGTATCTTGGGGAGAAAGACTTTAAGGACTCGCTAACTCTCGTAGTTAAGGACAAAGAGAACCAGACCTGGCTCAGTAAAAGGATTATGTCCTTCCTGGGAGTTATGGCTATAGTTGCGACTATAATAGGGTCGCTGGTCGCAGCTATCCTAACCGCATGGCATTACATGAGGGGTTAGCTTGACAAAGTAGCTACCGAGTACATAATTAAATAAATAAGGAGGTAGAAAATGCTTAAGGGAATTGACTGTTCAGAATATCAAGGGACTATCGACTGGACTACTCTAAAGTCCAACGTTGATTTCGCAATCATTAAATCTAGCGGTGGTTGCCCTGATCCGGGTCAGCCAGACAGCCAGTATCTCGATCCCCATTTTGAAACCAATAAGACTGAGGCTAGAAACTCTGGTATCTTGCATGGTTTCTATCACTTCTCTTACCCCCAGTACAACACGCCCGAAGCCGAGGCTGAGTATGTTGCCCGTGTCCTTAGCGATATCCAACCCGGTGAGATCGTTGCCTTGGACTTTGAGGAAGCCTATGACGGCGACTCAGTGGCGTGGTGTCTAGCGTGGCTTAACAAGGCTGAGCAATTACTAGGATTCAAACCATTGCTTTACATCAATCTTGCTCTAGCTAAGGCGCACGATTGGCAACCAGTTATTAGCGCCGGCTACGGTCTATGGTTAGCAGAATGGACGTTTAACGATAACGGCGTATACGACACCAGTCAACCCTGGCCGATGGCGGCGTTTATGCAGTACTCAGACAAAGGCCAAGTAAGTGGTATTCCCACCACAGTCGATCTCGATCTGTTCTTTGGTGACGCAGCGCAGTTCCAAGCCTACGGTAAACCTCAGCCAGCTCAACCATTACAACCAACGATACCAGCCCCAGTTGAGATAACGGCCGAACTAACCCCAGAGCAACCAACGGAAGTGGCCGAGCCTATCTCGGACGTGCCGCCATATAACACGCATGAAACCCCGGCTACTCCTGAGGTTGAACCTACTATCGCTCCTGTCGAAGTTACTTCGCCAGCGGTAGGTGCAGTGACTCCGGGTGAACCAACGGCAACAGAGGAGGCTATAAGTACCCCTCCAACAACCCTTCCAACCTCCTCTTCCGTTGATCACTCGTCACTGCTAAAGTGGGTCTTGAGTGTATTAAAATTCATAATAAAACAACTAGAGGAGAAAATATAACATGGGCATATTTACAATTCCAACACAGATCGTTTCGACCGGAGTCTTTGTTCGTAGTTTGGTTCAGTGGTTCAAGGGACGTTATCCGAAGACTAGGATACCTGGTTACGTGATTATTCTTATTACATTCTTGTTTAACTTTGTTGCTACCTTAGCAGTTGATGTCTACCTAGTATCGACGTCAGGGACGTTCCCGTCCTTTATCCTAATCAAGTCTATTGCCTGTACGATCATTTCTATTCTGTATCATGACTTCAATACAGGGTTCAAACCTCTCCAGATTATCAACGTACCAGCACAGAATGCTGCTACGAAGACTGCAGTGGCTCAGCCTGTGAGTAATCCTGTTGCTCCTACTGATCAACCAGTCCTATAATAGTTAAGTCTTCAACTCGTCATAATTAGCCCTTCGGGGCTTTTTGTGTACTATGGATATATGAGGAGGATTCCGCCCTATAATCAGATGACTATGAAGTATTACCGATCACTCGGTTATACGATCGGTTGTGTTGAGCGGTCTAATTTTGCTATCCATGTCACTAATGACCTGTTCAATATCATTGATTTTATTGCTATCAAGCCCGGCGAGATCCTGGGAGTCCAGTCAACTTCCTATGGCGCTGCTTCAGCCCACCGTAAAAAGATCCGTGAAGAACCACTGCTCAGAGAGTGGATTAACGCTGGCGGTAGACTGGAATTGATTCTCTGGCGTAAGCCTAAGTTCCGTTGGGAAGCCATCATTGAAACTTTCAATTAGTGGTATATTATTAAACTATCTAGCACATTAGGAGGTTGCCATGTCTGCGACAGCTATCGCTTCTATCCACGTCAATATAAAGACGAAGGTGTTCTTGTCTGATATTACTTGCGATAAATGCGGAGGGGATTTGCTCATTAGCTCCCTTCTGCGTGAATCGGGTCAAGATTATGTCCACCTGGACATTTCCTGTCTTGATTTAAGATGTATCAGCTGTGGAATAAAATACACAGGAACTCTAAAACTTGAGCGCAAGCCATTACCAGACTTAAACCAACTAAGACTGCCTGATGGCTACTATGAGAAGGTATCTCAATGAAAGGAGATCACGCCTTTGAATGATTTGATGCTCATGGACTAATACGACTTGCGGTGACAATCATAACAGCCCTCATTTCTTACAAAGAAGTGGGGGCTTATTACTTGACAAAATCTAGAAATTTATAACAAAACACGCTACGCTAGCTAGGTCATGCAAGTTAAAGGAGTCGATAAAACGACTTAAAAACGAAGCACCACACCCACTCTGTCTATCCTGTGTACTCTGGAATCCCTTGAAGTTTATACTCTTAGCAATCCTGCTCGCATTTATACTTGTACCCTCGACTTACGGCCAGTCTGTTACGTTAGTGGGTTCTGACGTATCTACCGGGAATTCTGGTAATTCGTTGCCATCTTCTAGCCAAAGTCAATTAGTTGGTTCAATTAGTTGCCTTAATGTTCAAATTTGTGAACCTGTCAGAAATACAGTTTCTATTAAAATAACTCAAAGTGAGTACCAAGCCCAGCAAGAGGCCATTGCGAAGCAAAAAGCTCTCACAGCAGCCAGTTCTAACGGTAACTTAGGGGTATTACAAAAGCCTGCGGTTAAGCAGGCTAATGCAGAGAGTTTTGTGACGGTACAAAATAGCTCTGCCTATACGCTACCACCAATTTTTGCTAAAATAAAACAATGCGAGAGTGGAAATGATTACACACGTGTTAGTAAGGTTAGTAGCGCTTCTGGGGCTTTTCAGTTTTTGGATAGTACTTGGAATAATTTTGGTGGCTATGCTCGTGCATACGAAGCGCCTCCAGCGATACAAGACCAGAGGGCTTTAATTGAATACAACTCTAGTGGCTTGCGGGCGTGGTCAAGTTCGAGCTCTTGCTGGAACTAAAGTCCAGGCACAAAAGCTTTGATTATCATCACAACCAAAACCAGTCCTAAAATAACAGCGGCTACTCTTCCGAACGGAGCAGGAACAAATGTCTCGCAAATATACGCTAAACCACCCAAAACTACGACTTCAATCAATAATGACGTTAAATTATTCATAACTACAGTATACTCTTTTTATAAAAGCAGGGTTGGTAGCCTACACCGACTATTATTCCAACCCTCCGAGTCGCTTACCGTTCTAAACATTACGCTGTTTTTACGGCTGCGGCATAGGACTTTCTTAACGGTTACACATCTAGACTACGCTGGCATTAACCAGGACATAGCGTGCAACCTACGACTTGGTGCAAGTCGGCCTATGCGCTTATCTTCCAGTATTGCGTAAAACTCGGTTGGCAATACCTTGAGGGATAAGCAATGTTCTAAGGGGGGACAGGTCTCCCTCAGAGCGCTGACTACCTATTTAGTTTTAATTATTCTCTTTCTTTTTTAGGGGCGAGAGGCATGTCACAATCAGAGCAATATAGTTGATGATTGATGCTTGCAGCACGATAAGTAAAAGAGTATGTTCCTCTGTTTTTGCACTGGCAGTATTCAGGCTCCCCACTGGAAGGTTCAGAGTCCGACTTGTCCTGCGCTTCAAGTGCGTTAGCAAAGGCTTCAGCTTGCTCCCTTTCACTCATTAAAAGCCAATGTTGCCCTCGCAAGAACTTAATCAACTCGACATTGTCATATTTAGTCATCGCTTGATAGTACTTCTTATTTTTTGGCACCCAAAGCATATCTGAGTCAGAGCGTCGTGAAAGGTACTGTATATCGCTTGCTGAGTATGTTTCCCCTCGCACTCCTGGATATGTTTTCGGACATCTTCTTGTTTTTCTATCCACTCATAATCAAATGTCATTTTTTAGCCTTTACTAGTTTTTTAGGTTTCTTTTTTGGGTTCATAATCAATTCGACCGCCATATCAACTAGGAGGGCAAAGTCAATTTCAGCATAAGCCGCACGAGCCGCATTATCCGCCGCATAAGCCGCATCAGCCGCATAAGCCGCATCAGCCGCATAAGCCGCATCAGCCGCACGAGCCGCCGCACGAGCCGCATAAGCCGCACGAGCCGCATAAGCCGCATCAGCCGCATAAGCCGCACGAGCCGCCGCACGAGCCGCATCAGCCGCCGCATCAGCCGCATCAGCCGTTGGGTGTTTAAGGTATCCTTTTGCTGCTTCTATCGCTCTTCTCGGTCTATTGTCTTTTGGATACTTATTCTCAAAGTACTTCAGGACACTCTCGGCACAAAGAATCGCAAACATTACCCGAACGCTTTTTTCTTTATCGGAACTTATCCACGCAGGAGGTGGTATCAGCCCAGTGGTGGTAAGCGAAAAAACCCCGACTTTTCCGTAATCTTTAACCACTATATCGCCCTCTGCCTCCCAGATGTTAGGATTTTGGATATCGCCGTGAATCGGATTTAGGATAAGCCCTAAATTGACATTGGTATAGGCGTGTAGGACACTACCTGAACACAGTTGGGGATTTTTGACTTTCTTGAGCTGGTGAGTGACGTTCTCACCCCACTTGGTGTCACCTCTCGTTTTGTTGTCTGAATCTGTTAGTTTGAATAGTTTCATTTTATCTCCAACTCTGTATTGTCATATTTAGTCATTTTCCTCCTTATTTCCAAATACATTATTACCCTTTTATTTGTTAATTAACTCTATCTCAAAATTATCTGTTAATCTCATTACTATACTGCCGAATGCTGGTGATTTTCCTTTTTTACCCAAACCACTTTCAAAGTTTATTCGGCCATTAGGTATAAATATCCTACCCCCCCTACGGAGTTATGAAATTTGGCGGTGGTAAGAAATTCTATTGGGAACAAAATAAAAATATCATTTTTTACTTGCTGGTAAGTTTGCCAGGCTTTTACTATAAATTCGTGTTTTTTAGTAAAGGGCGGATTGATCCAAATTCGTTTATATTGTGTCCAATCTTTTGAAAGTCCGTCCGTTTCTTTGGTGTCATAGTTTTTAATTCCAAATTCTTCAGCTTTTTCTTTGGTTGTTGCAGGATCGTAATCAAACTCTCCAAAACGAGCTACAAACTCTTTAGGCGTATAGTATTCATTATCTTTAGTAAATTGTACTTGTGATTTTGCCATCTCATAATTAACTTGTATACCTCGACCACGACCACGACCACGACCCCGACCACGACCTCGACCCCGCCCCCGACCTCGACCTCGAACTTTCCCAGCCAGTTCTAGCGACTGCTTGGTTCATTATTTTTGAACCGTAAACAAGTTACTATAGGGCATTATTTCGATAATAGAACCAATAGCAACAAAGGTTGTGCCAATTGGTTC